CAAGTTCTTGATATGCCTGTTAGCCATTATAATCTTTGGTTAGCTTACTTGAAAAAAGAGCAAGAACAGTATAAAACAAATCAATCACTAGCAGAAGCAAGGAAGTTTAAATAATGACACAAAAACTTAATATAGACATAGTAGCAAAGGATAGGTCTAAACAGGCTTTAAATGGTGTCCAAAAATCTTTAGGAAGATTAAAAAATTCTGTATTTAATTTAAGAAATGCCTTTTTAGGTTTAGGTGCTGGGCTTGTTGTTAGAAATTTAGTTAATACAGGAAAGCAATTAGAGAATTTAAGAACTAGATTAAAATTCTTACTTAAAGATACAAACGAGGGTGCAAAGGCATTTGACAATATGACCAAGTTTGCATCTAAAGTTCCTTTTTCACTAGAGGAGATACAAGCTGGTGCTGGTATTCTTGCAACAGTTACAGACAATGCTGATGACTTACAAAAAATGTTAGAGATAACAGGGAATGTTGCATCTGTTACAGGATTAGATTTTAGAACAGCTGGAGAACAAATACAAAGATCATTTAGTGCTGGTATAGGTTCAGCAGATATATTCAGAGAAAAAGGTGTTAGAAATATGCTTGGCTTTAAAGCTGGAGCAGTAGTATCTATTGAAGAAACAGTACAAGCATTTGAAAAAGTTTTTGGTAAGGATGGAAGATTTGGAAATGCAACAGATGAATTAGCAAATACATTTCAGGGAACTTTATCAATGATAGGAGATAAAGTATTTAATTTTAAAAAAGTATTATTAGAAGCTGGATTCTTTGACGAACTTAAAAAACAATTTGGAGATTTAGATACGTTTTTGGAAGATAATGCAAGAGATATAGATAGAATAGCAACGTCTGTTGGAAAAAATTTAGCACAAGGAATGGTTAAAGTAGTTGAACTTGGAAAAAGTTTAATTCCAACTATTAAAAAATTAGGTAGTGGTCTTAATAGTATTTTTGAGGGTTTTATGAAAATGCCAGAATTTGCCAGAGAAGTTGGAATAATAGGTGCATTTTTATTTGGTAAAAAAGGTGTTGTTGGTTTAGCAGTTTTATCTACAATAATTGATAAAGTTACTGACTTAATTTCAAATGATAGAGTTAAAAGAGGTCTAGTAGATATTAAAACTATAGAACAAGCACAATTAAGATTATTAGAAATTAATAGCATATTAGATGATGCGTTTAAAAAAGAAACTAAAATAATAGAAGTTAAAAATAAAGGAAGAATAGTTGTTGAAGATTTTATTAAATTAAGTCAAGAAGAATTAAATATTTTAAAAGAAGAAGCAACACAACTAGAAAAATTTATTAGATTACAAAATTTTAGAAATACAAAAGCATTTGATCATCAAAACGTATTGCACGAAGGTTTAAAAACTCATAAAGAAATTAATGCAGAACTTGAAAAAAGAATGGAAAATACGGGTAGAGAAAATGGTTTAATTAGAAATCAAAACCAAGAGATAGAAACTCTAATGGATAAAATTAAAAACTTAAATGAAAAATCATTAAGTAAAGTTGAAAGTAAATTTAAAAATATTAAAGGAACAATATCAGAGGGAATTAACAATGGTATTACAACAATGTCACAAGGTCTTGCAAGAGCATTTGTTTTTGGAGAAAAATTGTCAGATACATTAAGAAATATGGCACAAAAATTTTTAGCAAATATAATAAGTGCATTAATTGAAGTTGTTGCAAGAAAAGGTGTAGAACTTGCTATTGAAAAATTAATTACTAATGAAAAGAAAAAACAAGCTATGTTAAGTGGTGTTAGTGGTGGTGGGAGTATATTTAGTGCTATTGGAAGTTTTTTTGGTAAAAAAGCATCAGGTGGTGCAGTATCAAAAGGACAACCATATATGGTAGGAGAGCAAGGTGCAGAATTATTTGTACCCAATCAATCTGGTCAAATACAACAATCAGCAAGAGGTGGTAATGGTGGTGCTACAACAGTTAATTTTAATATAAACACAGTAGATGCTTCTGGCTTTGAAGAATTATTAGTTAGATCAAGAGGAACTATTACACAATTAATTAATAACGCAGTTAATGAAAGAGGGAGTAAAAACTTAATCTAATGTCAGGTGCTTTTCCAATATCTACTGCTAAGTTTGAATCTTTAGGAATAAAGTCTATTCAAAATACTATTATTTCAAAAACTGTATCTGGTAAGAAACTTGCTAGACAAATAGATGGTCAAAGATGGGGATTTACTGCTAGAGTCATTACAGCAAAAAGAAGTGATGTTTATGGCGATCTTATGGCATTTATAGTTAAACAAAGATCAGGCAAAGAAAACTTTACAATAATCCCACCAGAAGTAGAAGATGCTAGAGGTACTGCATCAGGTACACCACATGGCACAGCAAGTGCTGGAGATACATCTATTACATTAGGTGGTACAGGAACAGGAACATTAAAAGCTGGAGATATGATTAAATTTGCTAATCACGATAAAGTTTATATGGTCGTTGCAGATCAATCAGATATTTCTACAGGAACACTTACTATTGAGCCACCTTTAACTACAGCAATTTCTTCATCAAATATAACTTTTGATAATGTTCCATTTACAGTTCACTTAACAAATGATGTTCAAGAATTTGGTGTAGCTGGTGCAGATAAAGATGGTAATGCTTTATATCAATTTGAATTTGATGTAGAAGAAGCACTCTAATTAATGAAAAAATATAAAATAACCCATAAGATAACTGCCGATTTTATTGCCGAAGCTATTGTCAATGAAAATGAAATAGATGCTACTATTAACGATCTTAAAGAATACAAGAAACCTAATAGCAAATTTGAATATACTATGTTAAAAGGTACAGAAAGTGTAACTCAAACTAACTACGAATTATATGACGAGAAGCCTGACAACAGCGATAAAGAACGAACTAGCGACTAATGATATTCGCCCTGTTCATCTTATTACTATTGGGTTTGGTACTCCTGTTAATATAACAGATTGCTCATTTGATCTAACATCATCAGTTTCAGGCTCATCAGTTACTTATTCAGCTAGTGATTTTATATTGGGTATATCTAATCATACTGAACAAACAGATTTAAGTAAAGCTAGTTTGAGTTTATCATTATCAGGTGCAGATCAAACATTTATATCTTTAGTTTTAAATGAAAATGTAACTAACGACACAGTAGATATTTATAGAGGTTTTTTAAATAATTCTAATACATTAATAGCTGACCCATTTCTTTTATATAAAGGTCATATAGAAAGTTTTGGAATACAAGAATCAGAAAAAGACAGTTCTGTAAGTTTATCAATAGTTTCGCATTGGGCAGATTTTGAAAAAAAAAATGGTCGTAAAACAAACAACACATCACAACAAAGATTTTTTAGTACAGATATTGGAATGGATTTTAGTTCACAAACTGTATTAGATATTAAGTGGGGTAGAGCATAATGGGTTGGAAAGATGTTTTCAAAAAGGCTACTAGCCCTATTTTAAAAGTATTTAAAATTGAATTAAATCCTTTTGTTGCATTAGGTATAAGTTTATTTTTATCTTGGATATTAAGACCAAAAGTTCCTGAAATGGAAGATTTTGGAACTAACTCTTTTGATGATTTTGAAAGAGGATTATTAGTTAATAAGCAATCTAATGATGCAAATATTCCTGTAATTTATGGAGAAAGACTTACAGGGGGAACTAGAGTGTTTATGGAAACTTCTGGCACAGATAACACTTATTTATACATGGCTATCGTTATGGCAGAGGGAGAAATAAACGATATAGAAGAAATAAGAGTAGATGATAAAATTGTTACATTTGCATCTAGTTTTTCAGATGGTACAGCAATTGAAGTTGATAGTGGAGATGCTAATTTTTATAAAGATAGTGAAAGTTTAATAAGAGTAGAGCCTCATTATGGAACTGATGGTCAATCAGCATCTAGTTTATTATCTACATTATCATCTTGGGGAAGTAATCATAAATTATCTGGTCTTTGTTATTTAGCGATTAGATTAAAATGGAACTCAGACGCATTTGCTGGACTTCCAAAAATACAAGCAAAGATACAAGGTAAAAAAGTTGTATCTTATAATTCAAGTTTAGTTGCTCAAACTCCAGCATATTCAACAAATCCAGCATGGTGTTTATTAGATTACTTAACTAATACTAGATATGGAAAAGGTTTAACAACAAGTGAAATAGATTTACAAAGTTTTTATGATGCTTCACAAGTTTGCGAAACACAAGTAACCCCATATTCAGGTGGTAGTGATATAAATATTTTCGACACAAATACTGCGTTAGATACTTCAAAAAATATCTTAACTAATGTTAGAGAACTTATAAAAGGTTGTAGAGGTTATCTTCCATATAGTGCTGGTAAATATAGTTTAGTTATTGAAACAACAGGAACAGCAAGTATCACATTAACAGAAGATGATATTATAGGTGGATATAGTTTAACAACTCCTGATAAAAACGAAAAATATAATAGAGTTATAGTTGGCTTTGTTGACCCAGCAAGAAATTATCAAGTTAATGAAGTTCAATACCCACCTATTGACGATTCAGGATTACCAAGTGCAGATCAACATGCAACTATGAAAACTGCTGATGGTGGATTTTTATTAGAGGGTAGATTTTCATTCAGTACAATTACAAGCCAATATCAAGCAGAAGAAATGGCAGAGGTTATACTTAGAAGAAGTAGAGAAGCATTATCTTTAGGTATTACAGTTAGCTTAGATGCTTATGATTTAGCCATAGGAGATATAGTTAATATTACACATTCTTCTTTAGGATTTTCTGCTAAACCTTTTAGAGTTCTTGGAATTACTTTTAATGAGGATTTTACAGTAGGATTATCTTTAGTAGAACACCAAGATTCACATTATACTTGGGCTACAAAAACACAAGCAACAGCAACACCATCAACTAATTTACCCAATCCATTTACTATCCAACCACCAGCAAGTGTTACTTTAGATGATACTTTAGTTGAATATAATGATGGAACTGTAATTGTAGCTTTAGATGTAACTATTGGTGCTTCTCCTGATAGCTTTGTTGATTACTACCAAGTAGAATACAAATTAAGTACAGATTCAGATTATATTATTTATGCACAAGGCTCAGGATTAAATCACAGAGTTTTAAATGTAATTGACCAAAAAGTTTATAATGTAAGAGTTAAAGCCGTAAATAGTTTAGGAGTTAGTTCTACTTATGTAACAGCAAATAGAACTATTGTAGGTGCGATTGAACCACCAGCAGATGTAACAGATTTTTCTTGTAATATTTTAGGACAAGAGGCTCACTTATCATGGACACAAATACCTGATCTTGATTTAGCATATTACCAAATTAGATATTCAACATTAACAAATGGTACAGGAGATTGGGCAAACTCTGTATCTTTAGTAGAAAAAGTATCAAGACCAGCAACTTCTATAAATGTACCAGCAAGAGTTGGAACTTATTTAATTAAAGCAGTAGATAAATTAGGTAACTTTAGTTCTAATGCAACTGCAATAGTTTCTAATGTTACAGCAGTACAAAATTTTAATGCCATAACTTCTGTATCAGAACACCCCGATTTTGATGGAACATTAACAAATACAGCTATTGTAGATGGAACTTTAAGATTAGATTCATCAGAATTATTTGATTCAGCTAGTGGAAACTTTGATGCAGAAACAACTAGATTTTTTGATTCGGGTGTTGCTAATGCAGATTTTTATGCAAGTGGTAATTATGAATTTGAAGATGTAGTTGATATAGGTTCTAAACATACTTGCAGATTAACAGCTACTTTAAAACAAACTTCTGATAACCCAGATGATTTATTTGATAGTAGATCAGGATTGTTTGATTCACAAAATTCTAACTTTGATGGAGATACACCAGCTAACTCAAATGCTCATATTGAGATTGCAACAAGTGATGATAACTCTACATACACATCTTTTCAAAACTTTGTAATAGGTAACTATACTGCTAGATATTTTAAATTTAGAGTTGTTTTAACTTCAAGTGATCTAGCCTCAACTCCTGTAGTAGAAGAAGTATCAATTTCAGTAGATATGGAAGATAGAATATTTAGTGGAAATGATATATCCTCTGGTGCTGGAACTAAAACTGTAACATTTACAAAGCCATATAAATCTGTTAATTATGCTGTAGGAATTACAGGCGAAGACATGGCTACAGGAGATTTCTTTACAGTATCTAATAAAACAATTAATGGTTTTGATGTTTTATTTAAAAATTCAAGTGGAACAAATGTATCAAGAACATTTGATTTTATTGCAAAAGGGTTTTAAAAGGAGTATAAAACAAATATGGCTCAACACGATTATAACATAGCAAACGCTTCATTTCCCACAGTTAGATCAGACATTAATGATGTTTTATCTGCAATCAATACATCTAATTCAGGTACATCAAGACCAAGTGGTGCAGTAGCTGGAACGATTTGGCTAGATACATCTGGTGGTGCAACTGCTCATATTCTAAAATTTTATGACGGGGGTGCTGATATAAATTTAGCAACAATTAACACAACTGCGAATACTGTCGATTGGACAGATAGTTCAGTTGTAGCAGATTTAGTAAATGACACCTCTCCACAATTAGGTGGTAGTTTAGATGTAAATGGAAACGACATAGTTTCTACATCAAATGCAGATATAGATATTATTCCTAATGGAACAGGAGATGTAAATTTAGGTGCTGACACAGTACAAATTGGAGATAACAATGCTAACGCAACTTTAACCACACAAGGTACAGGAGATTTAATTCTTAATACTAACAATGGTACAAATGCTGGAAACATAACTCTTTCAGATGGTGCTAATGGAAATATAGATATTACAACAAATGGAA